GGACGGTAGATAACCACGGAAACGTTTGGAACATACCGGGATTAAGAGGATAAGCAGTGTTATTAAAGGCACTAGTGCCAGTAATGTCACCCAGGTATTCTCTGTGGCAGATGATATTGGTTGAGTGGGTTGTAGAAAATTGAGGTATTTGCGAACCATTAACCAGGACGTTATAGTCAGGTTTAGGACCAGCCAGGGTGTAATCACCAGATCCAAATATAGAACCAATGCCCTGTCCGAGCCATCGTCCAATTCCGGATCCGATCCCTGCGTTTCCAAACATGCTTCCAACTGATCGTCCAAGGGTAGCTCCAACGTCCTGAAATGGCGTCGGTTTCTTTTTGGGTTGTTGAGGTTTCTTCTTCTGTTTTTGGGTCACTTGTAGTGAGGCCAGCTTCTTTTCGAGGCTGGCGAGTTTCTTGTTACTTTTCCTAGTCATTGTATGGGATACCGTTAGACTATACCGGGACTGTGCATCTATACCTCCCTAATGGGTGCTCCGTGCAGTCTCTTGGCGTTCTGTTTAGCACTCTTGGAGTTTTGGGCATTTCTGGTATAGACCCCATGCTTATACGTCAGTTGACGGGTTTGTCGAGTTTTCCTTCTCGAACCCCCTCACAACGGAACCGGAAGGTATGCGAATCGCATACTTTCTGTTCCTGCCTGTGAGAAGGAGTGTGTGGAATAGTAAGCTTCAAGTACACGTTGGTCGCTCGGTGTAATGCCGAAAGCTTCCCAGAAAGATACTCTACATGTATCCGAGATGATGTTGCTCCTAAGGTCCATTCCTTTAGACAATCTGAAAAGACCGCCTTCAAGTGTCGGATCTACAAGTGCTTTAACATCACCAGCGTTACGCAGCATGCATGAGTAATAGTCTTGCATAACCGGCACACCTGAACATAAGATTTTCCCTCCTTCTCCCACCGACTTCAGCCACCTCCTGCCCAGCAGGGGTGTGTTGAGTGGTTTAAGAGATATGGAGTCTTTTGAGAGTGTGACCTTTGGGTTCCTGACCATTAGGTACTCACCACGCTGAATCTCAACGGGGCGACACTGACAAAAATCTATATGTTCCATTTTGTACACCGGTTTCTCGACTTCGATCCTGAAACCGCATTCATGATAGAATTGTTCTAACATATTCAGTTTGCAGAGATCTTTCC